AAAATATGCCACTTTATCAGATTGCTGTTATAACAAATGGTACTGAAAAAGATTACGAGCCATTAAAGGCTGTTTTTAACGAAGCAGGCGTTTCTTATTCTCAGTTTGATGGAATGGGTTATGACGAGAACGACGACACTATCACGCAGTTTATAACGTATGTGCGGTGTATTCAGTAATGGCTTCTAATAATAATGGATTCGCTGAAGCATTAGAAGATATCAATACGTTATTAAGGGTTGATAAACAAGTAAGTCTTGATGTACTAGATGAAGCAGCGAAGTATTTTGCAGCGGAATTAAAAAAACGCATTAAAATGTCGAATAAGAACAAGCGAACACATTTGAAAGAGAGCTTGAAAGTTGTTGCGAAAAATGATCGTGTATCTGTGGAATTTGAAGATGCAGCATGGTATTGGTATTTAGCTGAACATGGTCATAAAAAAGCAAACGGTAAAGGTCGAGTAAAAGGACTTCATTTTTCTCAAAACACTTTCGATGCAGAAGGTGACAAAATTGCCGATATTATGGCACAAAAAATATTAAATAGAATGTGAGGGTAATAAATATGCCAATTGTAAATAAAGAAATTCAATATTCCGTAGGGATTGAAGAGTTGTATTTATGCATGATGGAAGGTGAGGAATTAACTGATGCACTTCCTACTTATGAAGAGGATATTTATAAGCAAACAAATATTTCTGATTTGACGATTTCCACTACCTCTACAAACTTTACAAAGTGGGCTTCTAATAAAAAGATTATTAATATCGTAAAAAATACAGCGTTTGGATTAGCATTTAATCTTGCCGGTCTAAATCGTGAAGTAAAAGATAAAATCTTTGCAAAAAAACGTAAAAAAGGTGTGTCTTTTGAAACGGCAAAGGCGAAAGAATATCCAAAGTTTGCAGTAGGTGTTGTATTTCCACTGAATGATGGAACAAAAGTATTACGTTGGTATCCAAAATGTACAGTCGCTCCAATAGAAGAATCATGGAAAACACAGAATGAAGAAATGACTGTGGACGACGTTGCTTACACAATTACAGCAGACCCATTGTTATTTAACGATGTTACACAAGCTGAATTAGATACTGGTGATCCAGAAGCAAAAGGAATTAAAGTTACTGATTTCTTAAAACAAGTTATTTGCGATGAATCTCAACTAGCGCAATTAGGTGGAACTACAGGACAATAAGGAGTGATAGTATGGCACGTTTAAGGGATTTAGTTAACGTTGATATAAATAGAAATAAAATTAAGATACAGAAGGTGGAAATCCCTGTTATTTTCACAATGGATTCATTTCCTTATGTGGAAGAGTCATATGGTGGGGATTATCATGTATTCGAAAAAGAATTACATGGAATGATGGCGAAGGAACAATTTAGCTTAGGTGAAAAAGAAATTAAGTTAATGAGTACGCTGATTTATGCGATGGTCCGCAGCGGAGGTACTGAATGTACACCTGAAGAAATCAAAAATTCAATACCTATGTATGATCTACCTGATGTTTTCAAAGTTGTAATGGAAATTTTCCAAGGTCAAACTTTCCAAAACTCTGATATGGAGAAGGTGAAGCAAGAAAAAAAGTAAAGAACATACTGAATGAAAATGAAGAATCTCAGTCCGAATTGGATTGGGATTTTTATTTTTATGTCGGTAATACGTTACTTGGATTAAGCATGGATGACTTTTGGAAAATAACTCCTAATCATTTTTTAAAGCAATTCATTATGCATCTACGATATAACAACCCAGATGCTTTGAATGAGAAGAAGTCAAAACAAATTTACACGTTAGATCAAACTCCTTTCCGATAAGTGAGGTGAGAAAATGGCAGGGAATAATAAAGAAAGAAACGTTGTTCTTAATTTCAAAATGGATGGACAAGTACAGTATGCTCAGACATTAAAGCAAATCAATATGGTTATGAATAATGCAGCAAAGGAATATAAAAATCATATTGCCGCAATGGGTCAAGATGCAACAGCGACCGATAAATTAGTAGCTGAAAAGAAAAAGTTAGAAATTCAAATGGAAGCCGCTAAAAAACGTACAGCTATGTTACGTTCCGAATATCAAGCAATGTCTAAAGATACAAATACGACAGCAGAACAACTTAATAAAATGTACGGTAAGTTACTTGATGCAGAACGTGCTGAAACTTCTTTAAATAATGCAATGAAAAGAGTGAATGAAGGTCTTTCAGAGCAAGCGATTGAGGCACGAGAAGCTCGTGGTACTTTACTTGATTTACAAGAGAATTCTAAGAAGCTTGAAGCAGAACAAAAGCGTTTAACAAGCTCATTCAAGCTTCAAAATGCCGAATTAGGAGCAAATGCTAGTGAAGCTGATAAGTTGGAATTGGCTCAGAAGCAATTACGTCAGCAAATGGAAATGACCGATAGAGTCGTCCACAATTTAGAACAACAATTAAGCGCAGCAAAGCGTGTGTATGGCGAGAATTCCACAGAGGTACAACAGCTAGAAACAAAATTGAATCAAGCTAAAACTACATTGAAGCAATTTGAAAACTCGTTACAAAGTGTTGGTCGTAGTGGAGATCAAGCAGCGGACGGTATGGCTGAGTTAAACAATAAGATGGATTTACACAATTTTTTGGAAGCTAGTGAAGTTTTACAAGGGATGTCAGAGAAACTGATTGAACTTGGTAAAGCAGTTATAGGGGTAGCTATAGATTTTGATACTTCTCAAAGAAAGATTCAAGCTTCATTAGGTTTGACTGGGAAAGGTGCAGAAAACCTTCAAAAGATTGCAGTCGATACTTGGAAAAAGGGTTTTGGGGAAAATCTTGAAGAGGTAGATAATGCACTGATAAAAGTCTATCAAAATATGCGTGATGTTCCACATGAAGAATTACAAGGTGCTTCTGAGAATGTTTTAACACTTGCTAAGGTCTATGATGTTGATTTAAATGAAGCCACTCGTGGTGCAGGGCAATTAATGTCGCAGTTCGGTTTGTCTACACAACAAACATTTGATTTATTGGCAGCGGGTGCTCAAGCTGGGTTGAATTATTCAGATGAACTCTTTGACAATCTTTCAGAGTATGCACCTTTGTTCAAACAGGCTGGATTCAGTGCTAATGAAATGTTCACGATTCTTGCGAATGGAACGCGTGACGGCGCTTATAATTTGGATTATATCAATGATACAGTTGCTGAATTCGGAAAGAAAGTACAAGACGGATCAAAAGGTACGGCTGATGCGTTTGCTGATCTTTCCGAGGAAACACAAGCAGTTTGGAAAGCTTTTAACGATGGTAAAGCAACAGCCGCTGATGTGTTTAAAGCTGTAATAAGTGATTTAGGAAGTATGGATGACAAGGTAAAACAGAATCAAATTGGAGTCGGGTTGTTTGCTACTCGTTGGGAAGACATGGGTGCTAAAGCTGTATTAGGTCTTACTGATGTGAATGGTGGTCTTGGTGATGTAAATGGTCGTATGGATGAAATGAAAAAGCTTCAAGAAGAATCATTTGGTCAGCAATTTCAAAGTGCATTGCGAGAAACACAAGCAGCATTAGAGCCACTTGGAGAGAAAATGGCTGAATTAGCTAAAGATATTTTACCACCAATAGTTGATGGGATTAAATCATTAATAGATTGGTTTACAAAATTACCAGGACCAGTCCAAATATTTGCTGGAGTATTAGGGGTTTTAAGTGTTGCTTTTCTTATATTAACCCCTATTGTTGCAGCATTAGCAATTTCATTTATGGCGTTAGATATTGCTTTGTTACCTATAATCGGTATTATCGTAGGTCTTGCAGCAGTTATAACGGGAATTATTTTAGTAATTCAGAATTGGGGAGCCATAACCGATTGGCTTTCTGAAAAGTGGACCCAATTTAAAGATTGGTTTGGAGAATTGTGGTCTGGTTTAGTTCAGACTTGTAGTGATGGATGGAATGCCACAGTTGAGTATTTCTCAGGTGCCTGGTCTTCATTTATTGAGATGATGCATAGTTTTTTTGATCCTATAGGTCAATTTTTTAGTGATTTATGGTCTGGGATTGTTGAAACAGCGTCGTCTTTTTGGTCTTCCTTAGTAGAAACAGCATCTCAATTGTGGGGGACACTAGTACAAACTTGGCAAGATACATGGAACACGATACTTACAGTTTTAGATCCGATTATTTCATTAATTTCTACGGTTCTTGAAGCGGGATGGTTACTAATACAAGCGGGTGCACAAATAGCGTGGGCTGCCATTTGTAGATATATTATTGATCCTATGACTGAAGCGTATAACTGGTGTAAATCTCAAATTGGTGAGCTCGTTTTTTGGTTAAATTCGCAGTGGGAAACTATAAAATCCTATACGTCCGCAGCTTGGGGTTTGGTAAAACAGTATGTTATTCAACCGGTGCAGGAATTGTGGAATACAACGAAGCAAAAACTTGCAGATTTAGCTAACTGGATACTATCAAATTGGGAATCTATAAAATCCTATACACTTTCAGCGTGGAATTTAGTGAAACAATATGTGATTCAACCAGTAACAGATGCTTATAATCAGGCCAAACAAAAATTTACTGATTTATATAATTCAGCG